CTTTGTTTTTTATCCTAATGGCGGTGGTGTGGGTATTGGGCAATTAACTGCGGCGACCTATCCATTAGAGGTCACTGGAGTAATCTATTCATCCTCTACAATCATAGCCAACACAAATCTATACACCTACGCTGGTTATGTGTATTTCAATAGCGGCTCGACCGCCGCTATCTACTTCAATGGCAGCAGTAGATTTCAACTTACGCATGCCGTCGAGGCTCTTACGGTTCAGGGAGTCATTACATCATATGCTCAAGGCACATTTAATGGCGATTGGGCCGTCATTACTACTATTGGTGGTGCAGGGGCTGTTCAACTCTATAATACTGGTACCGCAGATGCCGACCAATTTGCCGGGGTAACATTTCACAATGCTGGCGCATACGCCGTAAACTTTGGTTTGGTTGCCAGCGAATTGCGTGTCGGTGGCTGGTCGCTGGGCGCGGTCTCTTACCGCATCGTCCACGAAGGCTTGACAAATTGGGCAATAGGTAATGCTACCATTCCATCTACGGCTTCCTATAGCCATTTTGTTATGCCTAGTGCCAGTTTAGTTACAGCACGTGGTGATTTGATTCTAGCAAAGAACGTATACTATAATGCAGGATACAAGTGTATATCAACTGCCGCCGCGGCTATGATCTATTTGGGTGAGGTGATAGACTTATACTATGATGCGTCTGGTACTTCAGGTTCCGCTTTTGCAAGCAATTGGGGGTATTCTTTTGCGAGGGACTATATGTGCCAGGTAACTGTTGGTTCTACAACAGAATCAACCGGGCATTACACTATTATTTCGGAATCAAGCAGCAAATATGGAGTGCATCTTCTGGGATATGGTTCAGTAACGTCTAACTTATTCATGGGGTCAACTCATGCCGGCACGCGCGCCTCTCCTACGGCATCGGTCGCTGGTCGTCAGTTTGCGATCATGTGTCGCACGTGGGATGGTTCGGCATACGCCAATACGGCCGCTATTACGTTGGCGGCACACGCGACTTGTGCTTCTACCGACCATCCGACCTATATTGCATTTGATGTAACTCCAGACAACTCTGCCACTAGAGCCGAGGCTATGCGTATTAGCCCCGAAGGCTATTTGTTGATTGGTTACACAACAAGCAATGGGGCCTATAGGCTTCAGGTCAATTCACAAATTTATGCCACCAACGCGACTATCGCCACTTCTGATGCGCGATACAAGGAACGGGTAACGTCGATCACAGACGGATTGTCTGTTATCAAGGAACTGAATCCAGTATCCTTCTTCTGGAAGGAACACCCAGTTCATAAATTCGAAAAGGAAGAGTGCGTTGGTTTCTTGGCCCAGGAGGTAGAGAGTGTTTTCCGGAGTAAGAATAAGGCGGCGGTGAATTCGATCATCAAGAAGAACATGATCCGAACAAATCCACATATCCAGGACAGGAGTACGGAAGTTGAAACTCCAGACGAATCGCTGCCTATCATGGAAGAGTTTCTGGGTATGTCCGACACAGCATTGATTCCGTTCTTGGTTTCGGCTGTGAAGGAACTGAGCGAGGAAGTAGATCGTTTGAAGTCACATAAGTAACTAGACTGTGGTGATATGCCACTTTATCATAAGGAGATGAAGATGCTGTTAGATGTTAGAAAAACGTTGGTTGCTGTAAACGGTGAAATGTTACAGATCCCTGTAAATCAGGACGAGGCTGGCAATCCTATCTTTGGTCCCGCTACGATTGGTGCTATTGCAATTGAGGCTCTGCTACATCAAGCGGACGACGATTCTAGCATGTCTGAAACCCAAAAGCTAGAGCGTTGGAATCTAGCCGTCAGGATTGAGCAGGCCCTGAACAAGAAAGACGGGCCGAGCACTGTCGAGATTTCGTCTGAAGAAGTCGTCACCATGAAAAAGGCGGCGCACAAGAAATTCAGAATCCCTGTCTATGCTCCGTTTGCTTTGCTAGTAGAGGGCAAAAACCCAGTAGCATAAAGGCATAAATAGCATAAGAGCCTCGCACGGGGCCGATAACTAAACGAGGTTCTTATGGCTATTGCTTCCAGAGCAGCCCTAATCGATTATGCATTGCGAGCATTGGGTGAGGACGTTGTCGAAATCAACGTTTCCGAAGATCAATGCAACGACCGCTTAGACGAGGCTCTAGAGTGGTTCCGCGACTACCACTCTGATGGTGTCGAAAAGGTCTATCTAAAGCACCAGGTAACTGGGAGCGAAGTCACGCTCGGATCAGGTGATGCGTCCCTTTTCGTCGTTGGCGAGACCGTAACTGCTGGTACTTCTGGCACGGCATTCATTCTTGCGGCAGTTGGTGGAACAACAAAGCTAATCACCCGAACGTTGGGTGGTACCTTACTACCCAACGAAGTCTTGACTGGTAGCCAGAGCGCACAGACCGCTACCGTTGCGGCCACGGGCAGCCCAGCCACCGCAGTTGTGACTGTCGGGGACGTTGAACAACGGTCCATTCCAGTCACCGATGCTATCATCGGTGTGAACCGAATTCTTCCGATCAGCTTTGAAAACACAGGCGATTGGAATATGTTTGATGTTCGTTACCAGATCATGTTGAACGATATGTTCTCCTTGACGAACGTCAACATGCTCTACTACACACAAGTACAGTCACACCTGGCAATGATCAACCACTTCTTGAAGCCTGACACCACGTTTCAATTCAATCGCCATCAGAATCGTCTGTATCTGAATGCAGACTGGACAGGCAAGATGAACATCGGAACTTGGCTGGTTGTCGAGGCATGGGCCATTCTAGATCCTGAAACATGGGTCGAGGTCTACAACGACCGTATCCTAAAAGAGTTCTACATCGCTCTTGTGAAGCGTCAATGGGGTAACAACCTCAAGAAGTTTGAGGGGATGCAGCTACCTGGTGGTGTCACGCTAAACGGTCAAAAGATTTATGATGAAGCCATGTCTGAGCTTGAGGAAATCAAGGCGCGCATGGTGAATAGTCATCAATTGCCAGTAGACTTCATGGTTGGCTAATGGCAACTAACGTCTACTTTCAGTCGGGCATTCCTGGAGGTCGCACCAGCGAGCAACGGGTGTTAGAGGACATTATCATCGAATCCCTGAAGATTTATGGATTCGACGTATACTATATGCCTCGCAAGCTTGTCAAAGAGGACGATCTATTTGGTGAGGACGTCCTGTCGAAATTCGAATATGCTGTCCCACTTGAAATGTACCTTAAGAACGTCAATGGGTATGGTGGTGACGGCGAGTTTGTGCGTAACTTCGGGATTGAAATTCGCGACCGAGCAACCTTCGTATGTGCGCGGGCGCGATACGATCAGGCTTTGGCAAAGCGCGGCCTGGGTATTCTGCCAGAACGTCCTTCTGAAGGCGATCTGATCTACCTGCCTGCATCGAATAGCCTATTCGAAATCAAATTCACAGAACACGAAAACCCATTCTATCAGGTAGGCAAGTTGTATGTCTGGGAAATGAACTGTGAATTGTTCATGTACAGCTCAGAGAACTTTAGCACAGGCATCGGCGCGATTGACGAGATTCCAGTAGTCTTTAGTCAAGAGGTTCTTCCATATAACGTCCTTGCAGAGAATGGCGATCCTCTGATTACCGAAGTTGGTGATCCTCTTGTCTTTGCAGAGTTTGATATTGGTGGTCAACTTGCCAACACAGACAACGACAACATTGCAACGGCGGACGACGAGTTCCTTGATTGGTCCGAAGTCAATCCGTTTGGTGACGTAAGGCTATGATTGACAACAACATTTTCTACCACAGCACGATCCGAAAGACGGTCGTCGCATTCGGCACCCTGTTCAACAATATCTACATTGAGCGCAGGGATTCAGTCGAGGCAGTGGCGCAGACCTTGAAAGTGCCTCTGTCATATGGTCCAAAGCAAAAGTTCCTGATGCGTATTCGTCAGCAACCCAACTTGTCTACTGCTGGAAAAGTTGAAATGTCTGTTCCTAGACTGGGCTTCGAAATCGTCAACATTGGCTACGATGGGGCGAGAAAGGTGGCACCTACTGCTAGGATGAAGCATGTTACTACCACAACATCGATGAATTCGCAGTACAACCCTGCGCCGTGGAACATACACTTTCAGCTTCACATTCTAGTCAAGAACCAAGACGATGGATTGCAGATTCTTGAGCAAATTCTACCATTCTTCAATCCAGAGTACGTCGTGACCGTGAATGACATTCCAACAATGAATATGAAGCATCATTTGCCTATCACGCTAAATGGAGTTTCATACGATGATGTGTTTGAAGGCAACTACGAAGAAAGAACGTCTATCGTTTGGACACTAGACTTCACGGCAAAAGTCAATATGTACGGTCCTGTCTACACTAGTGGCGTCATCAAGAAGGCCATCGCGACAGTCTACCCGAACATGCCTGGCTACGTTGTTGAAGGCGACAACGAAAGATACACTGCAACAGTTGATCCTATTGACGCAGAGCCGACGGATGAGTTCACTATTATTGAGACATGGGAAAAGATATGATCGATGACGATGTGAGCCACATCATCAACAAGCCGCTACCGATAGAAGTTGTACCGCAAGAACCTCAGCTACCAGCAGTCATCGAACAGCCGTCATCAGGCGACGAGGTGCAGGACGACTACGAGCTTGCACGCGCTACTATTCGCGATTTGGTCACCAAATCGTCGGAGGCCCTTGACGGCATCATGAATCTGGCAAAGACCTCTGAGCATCCTAGAGCCTACGAAGTCTTGGGTCAGATGATCAAGACGGTCGGCGAGTCGGCAAAGGAATTGCTAGCGGTTCATAAGCAAAGACAAGAAGTCACTGGTGAGGCCCCAGAATCTGGCGGTGACACTCACATTGACAACGCCATCTTTGTTGGCTCTACGAACGAGCTACAGGCGCTTATCAGGGCAAAAAGAGCCGAAAACAAAGTCATCGACCAATGACCACGCAAGCAGTCAGCCTGCCATCAAAGAAAAAGAAGAAGCGTGGGCCCACGCACTATCTTGGCAACCCGAAGCTAAAGGCTGCTAACGTAGAAGTACAGTTCACCTCTGATCAGGTGAAGGAGTACCTAAAGTGCTCCACAGATCCCGTGTACTTCCTTAGAACGTACATGCGAATCGTCAACATCGATGAGGGTCTAGTGCCGTTCGAAATGTGGCCGTTTCAGGCAAACATGGTCGAGACATTCGACGCGAACCGTTTCACCATCTGCAAGCTTCCTCGTCAGACAGGCAAATCGACCACAGTTGTGGGCTACTTTCTTTGGATGATCTTGTTTCGTGGTCAGCAGAGTATTGCCATTCTCGCCAACCGTGGCGACTTGGCGAGAGCCCTGCTTGAGAAGATCAAGTTTGCCTATGAGTATTTGCCTATCTGGATCCAGCAAGGCATTCTGTCGTGGAACAAGGGTTCAATTGAGCTAGAGAACGGGTCCAAGATTGTTGCTACCGCAACGTCGTCAAGTGCGGCGCGTGGTGGATCGTACAACGCAATTCTGCTAGACGAATTCGCGTTCGTCCAGCCAAACATGCAAGAGCAGTTTTTCAACTCTGTGTACCCAACGATTTCGTCTGGTAAGTCGTCTAAGGTCATCATCGTTTCGACCCCGAACGGTATGGGCAATCTGTTCTACAAGATGTGGATGGATGCGACTGACAAGCAGGGCGCCCGCAACAGCTACGTCCCAATCGAAATCAACTGGTGGGATGTTCCTGGTCGCGACGAAGCATGGAAGAAGCAGACGATTGAGAACACATCGCTGCGCCAATTCCAGCAAGAATTTGAGTGTCAGTTCCTTGGTTCTATGGACACGCTCATCGATCCGAATGTCCTTCGGGCGATGGCTTTCGAACGTCCGATCCACGAAAAGGATCATCTGGACATTATAGAAGTTCCGCAGCCAGGGCACATCTATACCATCGTTTGCGATACGTCGCGCGGGATCGGGCTAGACTACTCGGCATTTGTGGTGATTGACATTACGGAAATGCCATATCGCTCGGTAGCTAAATATCGCGACAACGACGTTTCTCCTTTATTGTATCCTTCGGTCGTTTTCAACACAGGGAAGGCATACAACAACGCGCACGTTCTAGTAGAAATCAACGACAACGGTCAGCAGGTGGCTGACATTCTGCATAACGATCTGGAGTATGACAACATAGTTTGGGTCGCCAAGGACGCAAAGAATGGTCAGGTCGTTGGAAACGGCTTTGGTAGACAAGGGGTGACCTTACAGAAGGGCGTGAAAACGTCCAAGCAAGTCAAGCGTCTGGGTTGCACCCTCTTGAAAAACCTAGTCGAAAATCACAAGCTTTTGATCAATGACATTGATGTGATCGGTGAGCTATCAACGTTTGTTTTAGACAAAGACACATATGCTGCCGAAGAGGGTTGTAACGACGACCTGGCAATGTCATTAGTCCTATTTGCCTGGATGGTCAATCAGGACTACTTCAAGAATCTGACGAACACAGTCCTGAGGACTTCTCTTTACGAAAGACAGATGCAAGAGCTAGAGCAAAACATAACCCCGTTTGGGATCGTGTCTGATGGGGTAAACGATCAAAAACTCCCCATGGGATACGGTCGTGATCAGTGGTTAGTCGCGGAAGACGACGATTCTTTGTGGTTGGCGCGAAGCTAGATTTGCCGTTTAGAAAAACGGTGAATGATAAATACTTTGACGAAAGTGAAGAACCGCGACCCGGCTTTCTAATCACACTATTCAGGTCCCAAGCAGGGTAATACAATAGGAGAAAATCCATGGCCTTTCAAGTTAGCCCAGGCGTACTGGTTGTCGAAAAAGACTTTACCGGTATCGTTCCAGCAGTTGCCACGACAGCAGGTGCATTCGTAGGTGCCTTTGAATGGGGCCCTGTAAAGGAAGTCCGTCTTGTGTCGTCAGAGGATACTCTGACCTCAACGTTCGGTCGACCAAACGCGGATACCTTTGTCGATTTCTACACAGCACTTAACTTCCTTGCATACGGTAATAACTTGCAGATCGTCCGCGTTGCCGGCTCGCTCGCTGTGAATGCCGTGGCTTCGGGAACTGCTGTTCTGATCGAAAACGAAATTGACTACGAAGATACTGCTGCTGATGGCCAGCTTGCTGTTGGTCCTTGGGCTGCGAAGTATCCTGGTGTCAAGGGCAATTCGCTGAAGGTGGTCATGGTCGACTCCATGGCTTCGCAAAATGCCTACGACCTCGTAGAATACTCCGACACCAATTTCGTCAAGGATGTATTCCTGCGCCCAGGTACCACGAAATATGCTGAAGATCGTACTGGTGTTTCCGATGCCAACGATGAAATGCATATCATGGTCATCGACTCTGAAGGTCTATGGTCTGGTACAAAGGGCACGATTCTTGAGACATTCCCGAACATTTCTAAGGCTTCTGACGCAAAGCGTGCAGATGGCACTTCGAACTACTACAAGAACGTTGTCAACAACGAATCCAAGTACATCTGGTGGACTGATCACGAAGTAACTACTTCGGAAATCGTTAGCGTAACGGCAACTGGTGCAGGTACAGGTTACACGCCTGGTACACAGGCTCTGATCTTTACTGGTGGTGGCGGTTCTGGTGCGGCTGGTACGATTGTGATCGATGGTGGTGGCTTGGTTACTCTTGGTGCCGCAATCATCACAAACCCAGGTTCTGGCTACACATCGGCCCCTGTTGTTACGGTGGCTACTGGTACAGGCGCAACGTTTACTGTTGTGCTGTCTAACCCACAGCCTAGCGTGAACAACACGCTTTCTCCAGGTTCGCTATTGACTGCCGTTACACCAACAGCCAAGTTTATGAATCTCAACCCAACAGCGGCTGATGAAGGTGTTGCATACACCCTAATTGGCGGTGTGTCAGACGAAGATGGTGTGGTAGATGCTGACCGCGAACTAGGTTGGGATATCTTTGTCAATGACGACTTGTATGACATTTCGCTGTTGCCAACTGGTGGTGCGTCAATGGTTCTGGCTCAGTATGTCATCGACAACATTGCCGAAGTTCGTAAGGACTGCGTCGTGTTCGTGTCGCCCCTGTTGACAGACGTTAAGGGTAACGTAGGCGTCGAAGCTGACGATATCGTTCTCTCGCGCAACGCGCTAGGCTCTTCGTCCTACGCAGTAATGGACAGCGGCTGGAAGTATCAATATGACAAGTACAACGACGTATTTCGTTGGATCCCATTGAACGGTGACATGGCTGGTCTGTGCGCTCGTACAGATATGATCGCCGACCCATGGTTCTCTCCAGGTGGTTTCAACCGCGGTCGCATCAAGAACGTTGTGAAGCTTGCATTCTCGCCTAACAAGGCAGAGCGTGACAAGCTATACATCAACGGTGTGAACCCAGTTACTACGTTCCCTGGTGACGGTACTGTGTTGTTTGGCGACAAGACACTTCAAGCGAAGCCAAGCGCATTTGACCGTATCAACGTGCGTCGTCTGTTCATCATCCTTGAAAAGGCAATCGCCAAGGCTGCCAAGTATCAACTGTTCGAATTCAACGACGAGTTTACCCGTGCAATGTTCCGCAACATGGTCGAGCCATTCTTGCGTGACGTTCAAGGTCGTCGGGGTCTTATTGACTTCAAGGTTGTTTGCGACGAAACAAACAACACAGGTGAGGTCATCGACCGCAATGAGTTCATCGCTGATATCTACTTGAAGCCAGCTCGTTCGATCAACTTCATCACCCTGAACTTCATCGCCACCAAGACTGGTGTTTCGTTCAGCGAAGTTGGCGCCTAATCTTTGAGATAGCTAAGGAGAAATAGATGGCTGCAAAGACAATTTCAGAGTTTAAGTCCCAACTGATTGGTGGAGGCGCCCGCCCAAACCAATTTGAAGTTGAGCTTACGTTTCCAACATTCGTAACACTAGGCTCGCTTGCTGGTCAAAAGTCTCAGTTCATGGTGATGGCAGCTTCGCTGCCATCGTCTGTTCTTGACGTTGCCCCAGCACCGTTCCGTGGTCGTGTTGTGTATACAGCAGGTGAACGTACATTTGAACCATGGGCAGTTACGGTTCTGAATGATACCGACTTCCTGATTCGCAATGCTATGGAACAATGGCAACAAGCGATCAACAACAACCTGACAAACGTCGGCTTGACTAACCCATCGGACTATCAGTCGCGTGCTTTGGTGCACCAACTGGCACGTTCTGGTGAGCGTATCAAGAGCTATACGTTCGAAGGGCTGATGCCTACACAGATCAGCGCAATCGACTTAGCCTATGACGCGAACAACGTAATTGAGCAGTTCCAAGTTACGTTCGTGTACCAATTCTGGACCAGCAACACGACTGGTTAATTGAACTAGGGTTGGAGGACCAGATCCTCCAACCCTTCCCTTGGATACAATATGGCACTTGACTTTAGCATTTTTGGCTTTGATATCAAGAGGAACAAGAAGGCGTCTGATACCATAACAGACATTCCTTCGTTTGTTCCACCAGAGGCGGACGACGGTAGCGCAATCGTCAACGCTGGTGGATATTTTGGCACCTATCTTGATGTTGAGGGCAATATCAAGAATGAGTCGGACCTTATCCGTAAGTATCGTGAAATTGCAATGTATGCAGACGTAGACAATGCAATCGAAGATATCGTGAACGAGAGCATCGTGAAGGATAAGGAAGGGGTGATTGTCAAGCTGAACATGGAGGACTTGAAAGAAGTCCTTTCTGACAACATCCGTGGAATGATCACGCAGGAGTTTGAAGGGGTATTGAAACTACTCAACTTCTCGCTGCGTGCCCATGAGATTTACCGTCGTTGGTATGTTGATGGTCGATTGTACTACCACAAGATTGTGGATTCGACTAAGCCAACTGAGGGTATAAAGGAGGTTCGTTTCATTGACCCACGTAAGATCAAGAAGATCCGAGAAGTCAAGAAAACGAGACAGCCTCAAACGAATACAGAAATCGTTACAGATGTAAAGGAATACTACATCTTTAACGAAAAGGGGCTAGTCGCATCTGCTCCTGGTCAGGCAGGAACGTTGACAGCACAAGGGCTGAAAATTGCGCCTGAAGCTATTACGTTCGTGCCGAGTGGCTATGTGGACATTGACAAGAACATCGTCATGTCATATCTACACAAGGCCATCAAGCCAGTGAACCAGCTGCGAATGGTCGAAGATAGTCTGGTGATCTATAGACTCGCAAGAGCACCAGAGCGTAGGGTATTCTACATTGATATTGGTAATCTGCCTAAGATCAAGGCAGAGCAATACATGAAGGATATCATGAACAAGTATCGTAACAAGATGGTTTACGATGCACAGACAGGTGAAATTCGTGACGACAAAAAGTACCTTTCGATGCTGGAAGACTTCTGGCTACCTCGTAGAGAAGGTGGTCGTGGAACTGAAATTGACACCCTGAAGGGTGGCGACAATCTAAGTCAGATTGATGACATTCAGTATTTCCAAAAGAAGCTTTACCAGTCGTTGAATGTACCACTTTCTCGTCTATTGCCTGATCAACCATTCAACTTCGCCCGCGGCCAAGAAATCTCGCGTGACGAAATCAAGTTCTCAAAATTCATTGATCGTCTGCGTAACAGGTTCGGTGAGTTGTTCTATGATCTGCTGAAAACTCAGCTAGTCACAAAGAGGATTCTGTCGGAAGATGACTGGAAGGAAATCAAGGAGAAGATTCGCTTCGATTTCGTACAGGACATTTTCTATAGCGAAATCACTGATTTGGAAGTTGAGCGTCAACGAATTGAATTGGTAACACAGATGCAGCCGTTTGTTGGGATGTACTATTCGAAGGAATGGGTACGTCGTCACATTCTACGTCAAAGCGACGAGGATTTGGAAGAGATGGACCAACAAATGGGAGAAGAGCAGCAGGCAATGGTCAATCAGGCTGGTGGTGCAATTGGTCCTCCAATGTCTCCTGGAATGCAGGATACAGGTGAAATGGGACAGCCGCAGCCGCAACAGAACATGCAACAAGGGGGCTAGGATGATTTCACTAAAGCAGTTTGTCACAGAAGCATACAATGTGTGGACTCATGCAGAGAAGCCCGTCGATGCTGCGAAGAAACACATAGCTGACCTGAAGGCACAAGGCCACAAAATCCTTGGTACAGATTACAAGTCCGATCTACATCGTCAGATGCCTGATGATGGTCGCCGATACAGCAATGCGAGCATCTTGTCCCAGGACTCAAAGGGACGCAAGATGTACCATTCAATTTCAGATGTGGACAAGGACAAGCCAGATCCACGTATCAGCAAGACAGCCAATTCTACCCGAGTCATGCGCGGTGCAACTAAGATGCACATGAGCATGAAGGGTAAGTTTCACTCTGATCTATCATAAAGGAAATGACTATGGACTTGCAAAGTATCCGTGATTTGGTTGCCAGCATTGCCACAAAGAACATGATTGGTGCAGGAGACGTTTTCAACGACATTATGGGTGACAAGCTTACTGCTGCCCTAGATGCACGCCGCCAAGAGGTGGCTGCTGCTGTGTATGGTTCGCAAGAAACCGACGCCGAAACAGACGTACCTTCCGCTGAGAATGGTTCTGTAGAGGCTGAATAAGGAGTAACAAATGGCTGCTACCAAGAAGATTCTCAAGCTGACGCACAATGATGCAAACGTAAAGATTACGTCTGCGTCGGCCGACTCGGCAACAATTTCTGTTGCTACGGACTTAAAGCTAGGTTCAGAGACAATCGCATCTGGTGTCGTTTCCGTAACAATGGGCACTACTGGTACTGGTTACACGGCACCGCCACAAGTTGTATTCTCAACTGCTACTGGCTTCTCTGGCTGGGGCGCCCAAGGTGTTGCAGTTCTATCAACAGGTGCCGTGACGGCTGTTCAGATGACTAGCTACGGTTCGGGCTATACCGCGGCGCCAGCAGTCTCGTTTATTCCTGTAGGCACTGGTGGCACGGGCGCAGCAGGCACTGCTGTACTAGGTACTGGTGCGCGGGTGACTATCGAAAAGCTATTGTGGTCTGTACAGACCGGCACTGGTTCAATGTCTGTTACTCGCAATTCAGAGGCGGTTCTTACTGTCTACGGTACAGGTGAAATGGACCTGAACGCCAAGGGAATGGTCGAAGATCAAAACAACTCATTCGACATTGTTGTTGCTTTTGGCGGAAGCGGTGGTTCATGCTTCCTCAAGCTACGCAAGGTCGATGGATACGAGGGCTGATCATGTTCAGACACCTTAATCCGTGGTACATGGAAGAAGCAAAGAGCGCAGCACCAAAGTTTGGGGATCCTTGGGGAGATCACGCCAAGGTGGCTAGCTTTCATCACCATGCAAGTCAGGCTGATCAGCACGCTGAAGCCGCGCAGTACCATAATCACGCAAAAAATGCATTAGACGACTACCTACATAATCCATATAAGGCTGCCCGCGGTCCATTGAACGACTCAATAAAAGAATTGCAAAAGTCTCATCGGGCGAGCGCGGCTTTTCATCAAGGCATGCTTACAAAGCATTCTCGAATGGTTGAAAAATTAGATGGCCAGGAAGCTGCAAGGGCCTCAGCGCGTGCGTGGCCTGGGGTAGGGGCGCTTCCAAAAAGAAACCAAAGCAAGAAATAAAGTTGAAGAAGGTTTCGGGCTACGGAGACTAATCATGTTCAAACACCTAAATCCATTCTATCTTGATGAAGGCAAGGCCCCTGGCGTTGAAGCACATTGGGACCATCACGCCGCCATTAAGGACCCAAAGCATCATGATCGAATGGTGCAAAAACATTCAGATTTATGCGACAAGCATCAAGCATTGAGCGTTAAGCATGGCGAAAATGCATATCATTATTTTGGTAAGGCAAATGAGTTGATCGACAAACCGATGGCCACACCAATGAAAGACTCTGATAGGCACTCAATCGAAGGTCATATGGCAGCCGCAACGAGGCATATGCTCGTTAGTCATGAACACGCATGTCGTGTTGCATACCATGACCATATGGCTTCTGCTCATGGTGAAATGGTAGATCATTTGAATGCCCCAACCGCCCGTCGTGGTGCGGATAAGCGAGCCCGGGCCTTTGCCGCTAAGGCAGATAAAGTTCTAGATTAAGGACAAAACATGCGTTTAGTTACCGAAGTTTTCGATCAGATCGAATGTGTCCAACTTGATGAAGGCACTGGGCAAAAGTCCCACTTCATCGAAGGCATTTTCATGCAGGCAGGAATTGCGAATAAGAACAAGCGCAACTATCCACGCCCTGTCATGGAATCTGCTATGGGCAAATTCGATGTGCTGATCAAAGAAAAGCGCGCCTTGGGCGAGCTAGGTCACCCACAAGGACCACAAATCAATCTGGATAAGGTCTCTCACCTTATCACGAAATTGGAATGGAACGGCAATGATGTGATCGGCCGTGCCAAAGTTCTAAGCACCCCAAACGGTCAAATTGTCAAGAATTTCATTGACGAAGGGGTGAAGCTTGGGGTGTCGTCGCGAGGTCTTGGTTCTGTCAAGGCATTGCGCGATGGTATTTCAGAGGTTCAGAATGACTTTCAGTTGGCGACAGTTGATATCGTTGCCGACCCATCGGCACCGAGCGCATTCGTTGAGGGTCTGTATGAAGGCAAGGAATGGGTTATGGTAAATGGAATTTGGTCGGTAGTTGACGCCGAAACTGCTCGACGTATGATGCGCGAAGCCAGGTCTGGTTCGCAGCTAGAAGAAGCCAAAGTAAAGGCATTTTCAATGCTGATCGAACGCATGACGTATAAGGCTTAAAAAACCGTATTCTATAAATAGTAGGACGTTTCGGCATAACAGAATCGTAGGAGACACTACAAATGAGCATTGAACAAAAAGTCAAAGAGCTTTTGGAACGCGCTTCGCCAATGGCCCCTTACCAAGAGCCTGTCATTCAGCAAGGCAATTCGGTCATCGACCATCAAGGCCAAGCTGACGTTGAGAACCTTGGTTCTGAACGTGCCGGCGTTGCTTCCTCAGCAAATGCAGGTGCTGCATTCCCAAACCCAAATTCTCAATCTGGTGGGGAACGCGCTCCTGTGATGCAGGGCAACTCTAAGGTCCAAGATGAGGACGAGGAAGATTTGAGTGGCGAAGGTGACGGCAACGTCCCTGGTCAGGCAGCTTCTGCCAAGGCCGGCCGCGCACTACCGCTTCCAACATCCAAGTCTGGCGGCGAAATGGCTCCGGTCATGCAAGGTTCGTCCAATCTTCCTACTCCAGGTCAGAACGAAGCCGACGAGTCATGGAGAGACGAGCTGGCTGCGGTCTTCACCGAAGCAGGTCTTTCTGAGGACGCTATTGCGAAGGTCGTTAGCATCTTTGAAGATGCTGTGGCGGCTCGCGTAGAAACCGAGATTGAAGCGGCATCTGACACATTGGCAGAAACTGTCAATGAATTGGCTGATGCACGCAATGAACAGTTGTTTGAGTCCGTAAACGAATATCTGAACTACGCTGTTGAGCAATGGATGGATGTAAACACCGTCGCAGTCGAAGATGGTCTACGTTCAGAAATCGCAGAGTCGTTCATCGATGGTCTAAAGACTCTATTCACAGAACACTACATCGATGTGCCTCAAGAGAAGTATGATCCTCTTGTAAAGGCAACCGAAGAAATCGAAGATTTGCAAGCACAGTTGAACGCTGCAATCGAAGAAAAAGTTAAGCTAACTGAACAAAACCGCACGCTGGAACGCCATCGGATCGTAGAGCGTGTATCAGGCGACATGGTCGCTACTGATGCAGAAAAGTTTGGAAAGCTAGTCGAAGATGTTGAGTACGATGATGCCGAATCTTTTGAGGAAAAGGTAGTTGCTCTCAAGCAACGTTATTTCCCGAAGGGAGGCATGTCTAACTCTAATCTTCAAGAATCTGATGCGAGTGGTCTAGACAACGAACCAACCACGTTGGTTGAGTCGGTTGTAAAGGCTATTTCCAAATCAGTCAAACGCTAAATAGTCCGATAGCAAAAATCTCATAGGAGAACTCCATGTTTCTTTCTGAACATCTACAATCAAAGTGGGCTGAAGTTCTAGACCACCCTGATCTTCCAAAGATCACCGACCCATATCGTCGTGCGGTAACGACTAAGTTGCTTGAGAACCAAGCAGTTGCTCTTAACGAAGATGGTGCAGCAAACGTTGTCGGCGCAATGCCAGATTCTGGCGGTGTCGCAAAGTTTGATCCAATCCTTATCTCGTTGGTGCGTCGTTCGATGCCTAACTTGATCGCCTATGACATTTGCGGCGTTCAGCCAATGTCAGGTCCTACAGGTTTGATCTTCGCAATGAAGTCCACGTACTCCTCACAAGGTGGAGACGAGGCTTTGTTTGACGAAGCAAACACCGCATTCTCGGGTACTGGCGTTCACGCTGGTTCAAACCCAGTTAACGGCGCATGGACAACTGGTACGGGTGTGAATACGGCTGATGCGGAAGTTTGGGGTTCCCCAAGCAACCCAACAGGTCCTACTTTCAACGAAATGGCTTTCACAATCGAAAAGACTTCGGTCGTGGCAAAGAGCCGTGCGTTGAAGGCAGAATACACCATCGAATTGGCGCAAGACCTTAAGGCTGTTCACGGTCTTGATGCTGAAACAGAACTGTCGAACATTCTGTCGGCTGAAATCCTTGCAGAAATCAACCGCGAAGTTGTTCGTACTGTTTACGTTTCGGCTAAGCCAGGCGCAGTTGCTGGTACAGCAGTTCAAGGTGCATTCGACCTTGACGTTGACTCAAACGGTCGTTGGTCAGTTGAAAAGTTCAAGGGTCTGATGTTCCAGATCGAACGCGAAGCCAACGTGATCGCGCAGCAAACTCGTCGTGGTAAGGGTAACTTCATCATCTGCTCGTCTGACGTTGCTTCGGCTCTGTCGATGGCAGGTACCCTTGACTACACATCTGGTCTTCGTGACACTCTGTCCGTTGATGACACTGGCAACACATTCGCCGGCGTTCTAAACGGTCGTTTCCGTGTCTACATCGATCCATATTCTGCAAATGCGAACGACGCTAACCAATTCTTCGTGGTCGGTTATCGTGGTGCTTCCCCATATGACGCAGGTATGTTCTACTGCCCATACGTTCCGCTGCAATTGGTTCGTGCAGTTGACCCACAAACGTTCCAACCAAAGATCGGCTTCAAGACTCGTTACGGCCTAGTAAGCAACCCGTTCACCGCCATCAACTCTGGCACGAACGTTTACTACCGTCGTGTAAAGGTTCTGAACCTGATGTAATAGTAGTCTGTTGTTACAATAACAACAACATGCAACAGAACTGGCGGGGTGGGAAACCACCCCGCCTTTTTTGTCTCTAAATATGGAGGCGATGATGACGCCTGAGGACAAGGAATACGTTGACGCGAAATTCCAAGAAATCAAGGATTTCTTGAAAGAACATGAGGCCAAGGATCATGCTGCATTTAAGAAAATCTACGAAGCAATAGACGGTGGTGTGGATCAGCTTGAAGTGTGTGGCGACCGCCTAGAAAGTGTCCTGGCTCTAGTAAAAACCTTACACGATGGAAGGCCGAAATAACCTATGCCTAGTCAAGAATGGCTTGATGCGAACGACATTGGCTACAATTATCTGAAGCCAAATGCCTTTCGTCTTACGTTTCACAACATCCCCAAAGTATCCTACTTCTGCCAGAGTGTTTCTATCCCTGGTTTGACGTTGGGTGCTACGAAGCAGCCCACCAAATTCTATGACGTTCCTGTAGTTGGTGATAAGCTCGTATACGATAATGTGAACATCACCTTCATCATCGATGATGAGCTAAAGAATTGGCTAGAGCTAATGGGGTGGATCGAAGGAATCGGTTTCCCTGATTCACACCAGCAGTTCAACGATCTGCGAAAAAGCGGTACGCAAAAGTCATTGTCAACAAAGCTGACAAGATGGAACGAAGAAAGCGGCCTCTATTCAGATGCCACGCTAAACGTCCTGACTGCAAAGAACAATGTGTTCATGCAGATATCTTTCCAGGACATGTTCCCGATTGGTTTGTCGAATATTGAGTTCAACGCAACCAACAATGAAATCAACTATGCGGTAGCCACCGCAACGTTCGATTACAAGAACTTCGAAGTCTCTCTCCTATAGGATAAATCACACCTTATCCTATTGCTTTTGGATAAGGTTTGTGCTATAATTTCAACGTTTACTACGTTGGAAATGACATGGACTTTGACCTCGAAAAACTCAATGCCGATTGGGCTACAGACTCAAATGTAAACGAGTACGATATCGCAGAATCAATTCGCGATACGCCTAAGCTGCACGCAAAATACATTGGCATGCTGTCTCGCGCCCGTCTGCGCTTGCGTGCCTACCACTCTAAGTACAACAACCTTCGTCAGACGAAGTTTCGGTACTATCGTGGTGAGTTGACCAAAGACGAACTGGCTGAACTCAACTGGCCACAATGGCAGGGAACAAAGCCTCTGAAAAACGAGATGGACGAGTTCCTCAAGGGTGATGCAGACCTTAATCGTCTAGAGGATAAGATGGCATACGTCGAAGTCATTATCGGCGCACTAGAGCAAATCATTCGCAGTATCAATAGTCGCGGGTACGATTTGCGTACCCTTCTCGACGCCAAGAAATTCTACAACGGCCTTAACTGATGAACGAAGTAGTCACCGTTCGGAAGATCGACCATGCCTTCATGAAGGTCATGTGTTCTCCTTCCATCGCGATGGAACTGAACGAGTATTTCGCCTTCGAAGCACCAGGCGCTCGCTTCTCACCTCTATACAAGTCGCGCATATGGGATGGCAAGATTCGTCTATTCGGGCTCATGTCTCGCGAAATGTATGTCGGGCTGTATCTCTACTTGCACCAATTCTGCAAGGAGAGATCATATGATCTCGTCAAGGAAGAAGGGCTCTACGGGTCTCCATTAGACATTCATCCAGTCAAGATTGAGACACTGGAACAGTTTGCAGAGGCACTAAAGCTAACAATTCCTGTAGACGCCGCGCGTATTGAGAAGGGCGACGACGACCAGCCGCGGCTGGTGGCCAACGAACCTGGATTCCAGAGAATCGTTCCCAGAGACTTCCAGATGGAAGCATTCTACAAGGCTATTCGTCACAAAGGAAAGCTTTTGCTTTCGCCTACTGCTTCAGGAAAGTCTCTGATCATCTATCTGATTATCCGCTACCTGCGTGTGTTATTCAAGAGTCAAGAAGATGATAGTTCGATCCTTCTGATCGTGCCTACAACAGGGTTGGTCGAGCAGATGTATAGCGACTTCAAGAACTACTCATCAGAAAACAAATGGCCAGTTGAACAGCTTTGCTCAAAGGTCTATGCAGGTCTTCCAAAAGACCCGCCTACGCCTATCGTGATCGCAACGTGGCAAGGCATCTACAAGATGCCCAAAGCATTCTTTGCTCGCTATAGGGTGGTCATTGGTGACGAAGCACACCAATACAAGGCGAAGTCTCTCGTCAGCATCATGACCAAAGCCACAGAAGCGGAGTGGCGAATTGGCACTACAGGAACACTAGACGACCTTCAAACGAACAAGCTTGTCCTTGAAGGGCTGTTTG